ATTGGTGACGCAGTGATTCAGAGGTAATACATGGCGAAGAGCTACACGGACTTAAAGAAAGGAGCGGTAGTTGATTTCAACGTTGTCGCTCCTGAGATCTTAGGGGAAGGGTTCACTTCTTGTAAGATCACCTCGGTGCTAGACGCCGATGATGCTAATCGTCTGGGCCTTGATGTTAAGTCAATGCACCAGAACCTATACCCGTTGGTGAAAGCTAACGGGATTCCGGATGACCCAAGTGCCTATGACTTTGTGAAGGTAACAAAGGTTAGCGGAACCACAGCCATTCTCTGGGTGCCGTGGATTATCGAGTCATCCATTGCCCCGGTATCTCGTAACAAGATCCAGGTGGTTGTGGAAGACGTGGGTTCAAGCGATGTAGCGATCATCAAAGCAGCGATGGAATCCAACGGATATCCAAATGCGGTGGTGACGTTGGTCGACAGTTAATCAGATGGCCTGCGGAAACGCAGGCTGTTATGACCCTCATTCTTTTTTTTTATTATTTCCTGACATTGCCACTCTATCTTCTAGAAGAGTGAATTGTGCAAAGGATAACCACCGATGGATTTATTCGTTAATAGTCCAAGTGAGTATAAACGCGATTACCGCATTTATCACCACTATGTTGAAGGGAAGGCGTTAGCCATTACCAAGATCACCGGACGACCGTTAGAGGAGACTCGTGAGTATGTCACACGAGTGACCAGTGAAGGTGGGAAGTACGAATTAAAAGATCCTCGTGTGAAGATCTTGGTGCGAGGTAAGAACGGCGACCGTGAGCTCAAGTTCACCACGTTCAACAAATACCTCAAAGCAGTAGAAGACCGCGGGGCAATTCTTAGTCCTTCTCTGACGGCTTATCTGCACCCGAAAGAGAAAGTCTCGCAGTATGCTGTATCGACCGATAAGAACATCAAAGCACGTAAGGTCATTAAAAAGGAGATGTTCGTTGCCGAGCAGATGGGTGACAAGGTTACGGAAAACATTAAGAACATCATGCAGACAGGACGTAAGCTTACGAATAACGGAATGTCAGGCGGATTCTGTACAGCCTCTACACCGTTCTTCTGCCGTTCTGCTCACAGCTCGCTTACATCCTGTTGTCGTAGTGCTACCAGTTCCACGAATGCCTTTAACGAGAAATTCTTGGCGGGTAACCGACATTACTACAATCCAGAGATAACGATCGAATCAATCACCACGATCATCCGCTTCTCTGATCTGGATGCGATTCAGGCAGCCATGACCGAGTACAATCTGAAAGCACCAACCATCACCCAAACGATGGCGTGTATCTATCGGAGTTCTCGTCGTTACTGGACTGATAAATACATGATGTCTGTGATCTTCAGATTGGTCAGTGGTATGACTGATGTGGAACGCAGTGCTTTCATGTTCGTATCTGACTTGTATCACATGCGTGAAGTCAACCCTGATTTTGTCTTCCAGTTCTTAACTGACCTGGCAGAACGCAGTGAAGATCAGTTAGCCGATGACATTAACATGTCTGATGGTGATTGCCGTATCTTGGCGACCATGAAGTGTGCTGACGATATCGCCCGTATCGGGACGAAGAACCTGAAAGACTCCGAAGAGTTTAAAGGTCGTCTTAAAGCCAACTATGCGCTTAGTGTGCAGAACATCACGAAGTATACCAGCTTTATCCGTGCTTTCTTTGTTACGAAGAACACCCCGCTGGGTATTGCGATGATGCCACACCATGTGCGTGAAGTGGTATTGGCGTCTGATACTGACTCCTCTATCTTTACCGAACAGATTTGGATTGACTGGATTCAACCGGACTATACCAAACGTTTACACCGTATTCAGGTAAACGCTGCGGTCACCTTCCTGATCTCTCAGCAGGTGGTGCACTTACTGGCAATTGTATCGGGTAACATCGGTGTTGCAGACGAGCACCTGTTCCGTCTGACCATGAAGAACGAGTACTACTTCGAGACCTTTGTGTTAACCAACATGGGTAAACACTACTTTGCAACACAGGCAGCGCGTGAGGGTAACTTCTTCCCGAAACCGAAGCTTGAGCTCAAAGGCGTGCACCTGCGTAACTCAAACGTACCGAAAGAGATTCGAGATCGTGGTAACAAGATCATCAATGACATCTTGGATAAGTCGAATGCGAATGAGCAGTTCTCTGTGGTTGATCTGTTAGAACAGGTTGGCGATATAGAGCGCTTCATCATCAACTCGATCACCAAAGGTGAAACGATCTTCTTAACCAAAGCAACGATTAAGGATAAGCACGCATATGCCAAACCGCTTAGCTCTAACTACTACCACTACTGTATGTGGCAGGAAGTGTTTGCTGAGAAATACGGTCAGGCACCACCATTGCAGTATATTGGGTTGAAAGCGAAACTTGGATTGGATTCGCAGACAGCTGTCAACGAATGGTTGGAAGGGTTAGAAGACCAGGCCTTAGCAGAACGTATGCGTAAGTTCTTGGTGAAGTACAACAAGAAGTCAGTGGGGCTTGTTATCATGCCAGCTGATATCATCATGAACACCGGGGTACCATCAGAGATCATTGCAGGTATTAACTTGCGTGGACTGATTGTCGAGAACCTGTCCATGGTGTACTCCTGTTTAGAATCGCTCGGCCTTTATTACGTAAACGATAACGCAACGCGACTCGTATCTGACGAACATTAATCTACGTCGGCATAGAGGCCTCCTGGTGGGTAACCCCCACCAGGAGTGCCTTCTATTTTTTATCTATGGCCTTTATGGAATCCTGGATATGGTCCATCTCGTAAGAGACGGTGGTTTTCACCTTAGGGGTAAGTCCTGTCAGGTAGAAGACATTATCCGATTTGATGCGCCGAAGGGTAGCGATGATGTCGTTCAACGCTTCGCCGTTCTTACGCTTCTTAAAGGATGCTTCGTGTTCACACAGGAAATCAATTACCCAGAATCTGGCGATATACCAGGCCCAACGGTTTTGACGTACTTCCATGTCAATGGGTAGACGGATAGCTTCGTAGCCATTACGCCAGACTGTTGGGAGGTGAAGTAACACCGCATCCCAGAATCGTTCTTGTCGTTTGAGCTCTACAACTGTCTTCACGATTACCTGGTCGAGCAGTGCGGTTTCATCCGTTAACCAGAATACCTGACGTACATCCCGGGTTTCACGCATGTCATTTACATAACGACCCATAAAGCGGTTGATAATGGCAATGTCATTGTGACTCTTTAAGAGATTGGGAATGGGGTATTTGGCAACGAACATATGTGTTGGTTGTACCTTCTCATTTGGTAATGTGGCTTCTTCTCGTAACCACATCAAATACTGCAGCGCTAATAAAGGAATATTAATGCTGAGTACCGCAATACCGTTCCCGCCTAAATCTGTCTTGCGTGCAAGCAGACCATAATAAGTGATGTTGTAAGGATGACGATGGACCCGGATAGGTTCAACGTTACGCCAGTTACTGATCATCTCAGGCGAGAAGGGTGTTGAGTTGGTAATAATGATCTCATCAACAGAGTCGTCGTAGAACTGGGATTTGGTAATAGCTCCGTAACGTGTGGATGAAGTCAGGTTGAATTTGTTACCGATCTGGTAATCGCGGTCACGAATCTCATCGTAGTACTTTCGTACATTATCGAGCGATAATTGTGAAAGGTTGCCGCGTGGCACTGGAATCTCCTTTATGAGTTTCAGCACCAGGTTGGTATTCAATATGGAACTTCCATTTGACCGCCAGTAGTCGAGGGCCCGTTCCATATTGCGCTGTGAAATGTCGACAAGTCGTGAGTGTAATGGCGTCAACATGCTACCGTAATTGGTAGTGACGTCATGGTCAAATAAGTTCAGCATACGACCTCTATTGACGATATGTAAAAGTGTACATGGTCTCAGTATATATTATGTAAGAGGTCACACTCTTGACTCCTTGTTCACGCAGGGAGTCGAACTGGGGGTAATACGGCCCTAAAGGTAAAATCAAAAAAATCACAGTTCTATATTACCAGTGTGTATAGAGTAATCTATGCTACATTAGCTAATGTAAAACTTGCAAGTTGGATAAAAGGAACGAGTTATGCAGACTCCAGAAGATAAGAATAAAGGTCAGAACCAGCAGCCAGGTTCTGATGCTCCACAACAGAACACCGCCATGGGTGACGCGTTTGCCGCAGCGCAGAAGAATCAGAGCCAACAGCAGCAGCCTCAACAGCCGCAGCAACCTGTTCATCAACCGCAGCAGCCGGCGCCTCAACCACAGGCACAAGCAGCAACCCAGCAATTCGCACCTCAATTTCAACAGGCACAAGGTAACAACAACGTGAACGATTTCAACCAGCAGCCACAGCAGCAGCAACGTGTATCTCGCATCTACGGCATGAACGATCGCCGTCAGCGTGTATTCGATGCCACCTCTTATGGCGAAAACTTCAAAGCTGCCGCCGAAGCCTTCAAAGAAGTGCTGGAAGGCTACGAAGATAAAGGCTATAACAAACAGTTCTTCCTGGTGCCGGTAACCGATGGTTCACTGCACTGTAATGCGCTGGTCTACGTCGGCGTGTACAACATCGCTGGTAGCATCAAAGCGGTAGCGTACACCATGATGCTGGAAAACACCGGTAGCCCACTGAAGCCTCAGCGTGGTAATGACCCGCAGACTGGTGAGCTGTTCGAAATCCCACGCATGACAGGTTCTCAGTATGACAATACATACTGGGCACGCGTTTCACAGCTGGTAGCACAGCGCGTAGGTAACAACGCTGAAGTTCTGGATGCCGGTGCAACTGTTGTTCACTCAGAAATGAAGTGGGACGACAAGTCTGCAATCAAGCAACTGCTGAACAACGCCGAAAACGCCTGCGTAACTTACGCAAACAGCCTGTCTGGCTACCGTATCGAAGCGCCATTCAACATCGCGCTGGATATCGATCCGCAGGTTGACCGCATTACCTGTGCATTCAACTTCAACCCGCAGCCACTGACTACTGTCGACGGTCAACCGATCCGTAACGACGTAGAAGTTAAACTGTCGGCGTACGCTGAAAACGCAGGCCAGGTGCAGACCACCGAAGCCATCACCACCGTCAACGGTTACGTTGAGCTGATCGCTGCAGCACCGCAGCAGATGCATTACGGCAACATGATGGGCTGGGGCGGTTACAACCCGCAGCAGATGCTGGATATGACTCGTCGTTACTATCCGCAGTTCACCATCACCTCAACCGGCACTGGTATCTCCAACGCCCAGGGTCCTGAGTTCCAGCTGCTGGCGCTGTTCGCGGCATCACTGGTTGGTGAAAACAACAACTGGCATCACGCCTTCGCTCCGAAGATGGTCAACGGCATCGATATCAACGATATCGGCGCGATCAACTACGAGCTGAAGATGGGCCTGGAAGATCCGAACGAGCGTCCAAAGCGTATCGTAACCAAAGATCACAGCTTCACCACTCAGTCGCTGCATCAGCTGCTGTACACTGCGTGCCACGAATCAATGTCTATCGCACTGGACATCGAAGAGACCGGTACCCGCACGTGGGTGAACTCCATGCTGCTGCTGGCAGGTGGTGCTCCAGGTGGTAATGCTCAGGCGCTGTCTGATGCAGGTAAACAAGCTCACGCTGCTATCATCCAGGCTGCAAACAACCTGACCAACGGCGAGTTCGCGAAGTTCTTCACCGACACCAACCAGCTGATCGCTGTACGTGACGGTACTCGTATCCAGGGCGGTTACTACGTGTCAAGCGAAAGCCATCAGAAGATGGACATTCGTAACGTAGACCTGCTGGCGGTACTGAACTTCGTTGGCGAAACTGATCCGCGTATCGTGGACGAGTGGAAACTCATCACCAGCTCTACTTCTGGTATGTCTACTCCGAAACGTGTTGCGCTGCGTCAGCAGAAACTGCAGCAGCTGCTGGGTGAGTCTTTCGTACTGAAAGCTTACTACGAGCGTGTTGTAATCACCTGGCAGTTCATGGATGCTCTGCGTAAAGCAGCAGTAGCGGCTGGCCTGATCGTACGTCCAGAAAATACCCAGACTCAGTACAACGCTCAGTCTTACGGTACTCCTCTGGCACAGCAGTACGGTATGCCTACCAACATCGCTTCTTCTCTGCAGCAGCAGACCTTCGCGTACGACAACCAGGGCCGCACTGTCAACATGGCTCAGTTCCGTACCGGCGGTGCATTCGGTATGTTCCAGGGTTAATCTCTGAGCATAACGAAGATGTAACATGATACGGGTAGGCGGGAAACCGCCTACCTGTCTTATGCCCATTAATTTTTTGTGCAGTACAAAAAGGAAATTGGTGATGATGCAAGAGATGCAAGCAGCACAACCTGCTCTGGTGCAGGAAGGTGGCCTGACTGCAACCGTGGGTAACCACGACCAGGCATTTCACATGTTATCGCGGCCACCTATTATTGCCAACGATTACGACTTAGCGATTGAGACACATCGCCAAGCACTGAATAACCATCTTCGTGTGAGCTATGACACGGACATGTTTAGCGTCAAACCTAAATGTGGTTGTGGTCATTTATCAGGCGGGGATAAAGTTGGTCGGGTATGTACCAAGTGCGGAACAAAGGTCACAACTGTAACTGAAGAGGATATTGAATCCCAGCTTTGGTTACGTGTTCCAAACGGTGTGGGTGGTTTCATTAACCCGCAACTCTGGTTATTGTTCTTTGAGCCGTTTGTTATCAAAGGGTTCAATCCGTTAGAATGGTTTGCAGACCGTTCGTACACACCGGCTAAAGGTGCAGCGGATTATAAGAGCAAAAGTATCTACAGCGTCTGTGCTGACATGAAGATTGAACGCGGTCTTAATTCACTGATTGCGAACTTTGATCTGATTGTAACCACACTGCTGAACTCACCGGTTGTACGTGAGCAGACAACCTCTCAGGAAGTCCTGCGTCAACGTAGTGATCTGTATCAAAAGTACCGTGACTCTTTCTTCTGTCAACATCTACCCATGCCATCGAAACTGATGTTTGTGGTAGAAGCCAATGCCACCGGTCGTTATGCAGCCCCGGAAATGAAGTTGGCACTGGATGCAGCATTAACTGTCTGTTCAGCTAAAAAAGAACTGTCGTCTCAGCGTGATGTACGTTTTAATGAAAGCATCGCGATCAAAGTGGTACGTCAGATCTCTAAGTTCTATGCAACTCACGATAGCGATAACTTTGCAGGTAAGTTGGGTTTACTGCGTAAGAACATTGCTGGGGCAAAACATCCGTGGACAGGTCGTTGTGTTATCACCTCGCATACCGGTGACCACGATATGGATGAAGTGATACTCCCACGTTGTTTGGCGATACCGATGTTGAAATATCACATCATCAACAAACTGCGTGTGCGTAGCTATACCCCAACACAGTGCCTCAAATTGATCCAGGCTGGCATTAAACAAACCATCCCAGTGATTGATGAGGTATTGGACGAACTCCTCGCAGAAAGCCCTACAGCGTCTATCCGGGTATATGTACAACGAAACCCAACCTTACGTTGGTTATCGAACCGTCGTTTCCATTGCCGCACGATTAACCGTGATCCAAACGATATCAGTATTCGTATCAGTACGTTATCTATCAAGTCATCGAATGCTGACTTTGATGGCGACGAGCTGAACGTGATGCTGCAACTCGACAACATCTCTGCGAACTATGCAGAGGCCTTTGGTTCTCACAACTGTGTCCTCGATATGAACACACCACTGAAAGTATCTGGTGATGTGGGCTTACCGGCAACGCTGATCTCGACAATGAACCGTTGGATGTACAGCAACGATTAACATAAATGGCAGGAGGTAATCCTCCTGCCTTATGACCGGTGAGGTATTTTTTTATGGATAAAAGGGAGCTTGAGTTATATTGGCTTGGCAAACACGTCAATGATAAGCAGTCGTTGCAGATGGCGCCTTATCCTTGCGATGTATCCTTTATTACCAGTTATGACGAATGGGATGGGTTGATGACCTATCTGCAGCAGACAGATCCTCGGTCTAATGCAGAACAGTACATCGGTGAGTTGAAACGTGTTGGTCCGACTGTGGTGTATTTGGAATGCAATAACGATTGTGTGTTTGTGATCGGAATGATGGTTTACGATCCTGCCCATACTGTGGAGTATTATTCCATGATGATTGGGTCATTCTCAAAGTTAGTGCAGCGAATGATCATGATGTATTCTGATAAAATCGGCCATGAGGTTCAACCATCTGCTAACCCATCCGCTGCTATCCTTGATTGGGCAATCCGGCAATGGATGGCGGTGTTAAGTAATCGCTTCAACGGTATATCAACTTTCGTACCTGAGAATATTTACCGACTCGGTTCACTTGCACCTGAGCTGGCTAACGCTGCCTATCTTGCTTATAAAAGCGTTGGTGAGACCGCAGCGATTAATGCGCTTCAGCGGGAATGCCATGCTTTGGTAAACCATACGGTCACGCCCACTAACACAGGTTGGCATGCTACGACGTATTTAACCGGAGGTGACAAGTGACCAGGGAAGAAGCATGGGCAATCCTTAAACCTTATATCGTGCATGGCGGTGTCTATCGTTACAACTACATCTTTGTCTTTGATAGTGAAACCTTTGACTTAGTGGTCAAGTGTTTGGCGGTGGTCGATGGGGGCGAGGATTCGATTTGGGCGGATAAAGACATTGGTTTCGGCATGGCAGGTGTCACACTTCACGGACGGGTTAAATCACGTTTTGAAGGTTACTGTGTGATTGGGGTTCGGTATCATGACGATCTCATCTTTGCACCAAACTACGCTAACGACTTCATGGATACGTTAGCGCACGAGGCTTCACACGTAGCCCAGTTTGTTTTGCCTGTTGATGCACCGCATAACACCTGGGAGGACAAAGAACCGTTTGCGTATCTGACAGGCTGGTTAGTTCAGCAAGGATTACGTCAACTGTCTAAGTTCCGTGGGGTGACAACGGTGTTCTCTCCGATGTGCCAGGATCGGAACAATGGTCGATGGAACTATTTGTTTAAACAATTGTATTCTTACGGCGATAACCAACGACTGGTTAACTACATGGCGAATCTATCGCTGCCCGCCATTCAAACCGCCATACGTCTGCAGGCACATAAACAAATAGATCAAACGGTGCACATCGATGATGCGGGTTGGTCTTCGGTCACGTTCATGGACGGGAAGGATAAACAATGAGAATACCACCACAAATGTACGTTGATACGTATATGACTCGCCTGTCACCGTATCCTCGTCGCTTCATCTTTGCCAGCAGTGTTGAAGATTTCGATGAAGTCGTCACCGAACTGGCACGTCGGAACAACGAGAAAGGCAAACCAAACAAATGGCTGGATTTCAAGGGTAAATTCCGTGGTGCTGGGATCTGTGCGACGGGTGGCAATACCTGTGTGTTAGGCGTGCGTTTTGACCCGAAGAACATGTTCTCACCGACGCACGTCACTCAACTCATCGGGACGATCTCTCATGAGATCCAGTACATGCTATTGCATACATGTACGGCCATTGGTTATAACCCGATGCGTGAACACGAACCCTACACCTACATCACCAAATGGGTGTTAGAGCGCTTCATGGACTTTATGCGTTCTTACCATGGGTTGGTTATCACAGCGTCCCACGGAGTGAATACAAGCGTTATACGGGATATCCACGCGCACAATATCATGCCACTCCTGCACGGAATGGAACCGGCAAATATTCGTGATGCGTTAGCCCGTGAGTCTCGCGCCCTGCTCGGAAATCAAGTACGTATCGTTTACACGGGCGGTATGCAGTCAACAACGTATTTCGAGCAATAATCTACTGGCCAGGGAAACCTGGCCTTTATGCTAATAAAGGAAACAACCATGGGTATGTACACCGGTATCTCGTTCCGTTTGAAAGTCAGAAAGAATACCCCACTCCCCGTATTGGAATTCATGGACGAGTTCTTCTATGAAGGCAATACGCGCGAAGCGTTAGAAAAGCTGCAGAAAGAAACGGGGATCAAAAATCCAATCTACGGCAATTGCTCTGACAGGAACGGATTACAGCATGGATGATATTGACGACATGTCATGCATGATTCGTCAGCACTCCTCTAGTTTCGAGTCATGGTATTGGCGTGTCAAGGAAGATAAAGGTGATTACTGGTTGTATGAAACCCGCGCTAGTTGCAAGCGTCCTAAGTTAGAACTATCAGCGATGTTAATCCAGGCGTTGCTACCGTGTTTGATCATCGAAGAAGGGGATGTTGTATTGCGATCTATTTACGAGGATGCGGCTCGTGAACGAGTATTAGCTTTGGTTGATGGTAAAATAGTTAATGAAACCGGTTACGATTATGGGGATGAATGGAATAGTCCATGGAATGAAACCGCAAAGATCGATTTTGTTAACGGTGACTTTGGTCCATTACGCCATGAGCGCGTGACTGAAGAAGAAGAGTTCACTCCACCGTGGACATTGCAGGGACTGCGTGCCGAAGAAAGGAAGAAGCGTTTAGAGAAAGAAGCAGAACACGAACGCATTCGTCAATCAGGCGGTGGGTTTGGTTTTGGCGGTTGGTAAGTAACAATTCAATTTAAACAGGAGTGTGGTATGAAACGTATTGAAGAACCGGAATTCTTGAAAGGTGAATTAAAGAACATCGTCCATGTGGCCAGTAATAAAAAGATCGGTTGGTTGGATAAGCTTAATCGTGCATTAACTGAGAACAAAGGACAGGTCACACCGTATAAGTTCTTACGTGCCCGTGACCTGCATGACTCTTTTAAAGATTACAAGATCTATGATAAAGAAAAGAGCAGGGTGCGCGATATCATCGCCGATCCGGTTCAAGGTGATTTCTGGGTATCCAGCATGCTCATGCTCTGGTTATGGTCAATCAACCGTGTGGTGTATCGTCTACCCACCGAGCTCTTTACTGCTGCTAACCGTAACTACGACGTGGGTAGCGTTCCTGTTGAAACGTTAACACGCATGCCCCAGTGGACGACTTGTATTGCCATGGACTGGGAAGCGTTGGAGATCGATAAAGACGGTCACTGTCAACGTGGTCTTTTCTACAGTCTGCAAATGCTCAATGGGAAAGAGTATCTGCAGATCGAACTGTACGTAACGTTCCACCGCAATGGACCTGGTCTCAATAAGTTCGCTTCGTACTCAGTGCTCATCGATACTTCTAAACCAAATGTTAAAGAAGGTATTGAGCAGGCGTTGATTGACATTCCGGTATATAAGAACCCAGGCATGTCGACCAGCATCCGTATCGGACTAGATGAGAGTGATATGCTCAACGATATCATCACCGCGATCTCTCTGGTCAATGGTGAGCATCGTAAATCTGAACTCGGTAAGACCGATGTCAAATGGCCGGGTTACCAAATCCAAGGTACTTCAGGTTACAAGATCCGTCCTCGTCTAAAAGCAGTTGAGTTCTTGGTTGGCGATGAATACGTTCCGCAGTTACGTGAAGCCGGTTTCACTGGTGAGCGCAGTCAACGTAAGAGCCATATTCGTTGTGGGCACTGGCACACGTACTGGCTAGGTCCAATGAAAGGTCCACGCACGCAGGAGCGTTACTGGTTGATGCCAATCGTGGTATCCGGTAAAACTCCAGAAGATCTCTAACCTACATTACGTAGATGAATAACCAAATCAAATTAACTTAGGGTGTAATATGAAAATGATCAGCATGGGTGCACTTCCTTTCAGTGGTAATCTGGGAAGCTTGTTTGGCGGCATGGGTCCTTCTGAAAGTCGCGTAATGTTTGATCCAAAGGAATTCGTTGCTTGGACCGGTCTGGGCTATGTTAGTGATACTGATCGTGCTGACCGTGGTTGGCTGGTAGTGAATGGTAAAACGGTAGCAACTGTTCGCAGTTCTCAGATTGGTTATAAAGAAGCGCTGTCGTACGATATGTGTGTCGATGATGCACATGTGATTCTGTTCAAAGGCGCGGATGACGTCCGTGATGGTGTGGTGAGTATCGTAGTTGGTTCGGTAGCCAACCTGGCATTGTTAACAGCGCAGGGCAATCTACCCGACCAGGTTGTGATCTCATCGTCATTTACCTTCAGTGAGCACAAACTCCCGAAACTCACCAAAGAGTTCAAACGGTGTGGTTATGATTTGTTGCATGACAACGGGGGTTTTCGTGGTGATCAATCAGACTGGACATACGGCGTAGTAGATGAAGAAAACAGTGTGGTCGTAGGGTTCATTAAAGGTGGTCGTAAAGGCCATTCCGATGATGATAGCGAGATCACCGGTATCGCTCAGTTGTTCCGTAGTATGGAACGTGCACAGAGCAGAGCGACTGATGGCGAATCACTTAAACTGAACATCACTACTACGGATGTTGTCTTGATCGAAGCATTGATCGACGTGCTCGGTGAGAATAGTTTCTCGCGTGAAGAGCACGCGTAAAAGGCAACATAATTAACTGATAGTATACGTAGTAAGCAATGGGGGAATTTACATCATGAGTATGATAGGCGGGGGCTTCGGCGGCAGTCGGAGCATTGATGTCCAGTAATCATGGACGACCAACACCCACAGCCATGGAGTATTTCAATAACCAGTATCAGGGGATGGTGCAAGCAGCGCAGAACGTCGGTAGTGTCGCGTTGCAGCAGGTGTATCAGATCGCAACCAACATGTATGATAACCTCATGCAGTCCCGTCCGTGGGAGTTGGCTGAAGCAGCGTTGCGTCAGACCGTACACATGTTTGATCCCAACACTGTGCGTCAGTTGCTGAACATTGCTGACTTCCAAACAGCGAAGCCAGTTATGCAACGCTGGGTTATGGCGCAACCTGATATCCGCGAGATGTATCATCAACAGCGTATCGATGGCTATAGCGAAACGTATGAAGATGCGCAACCGAGTCGTGTTGGCGTAGGTCATTATGATTATCGCCGTGCAGTAAGCGACATGGTTCAGCTCAATGGTTCTGAAGAGAATCCAGGCGGAAGCTGGCAGTCTACCTCGTACTACGAGCGACTGGTTGAGCACGATCGTGATCTGACCTTCTATGAGAAGCGCGATATCCAGGTGACCTGGGATCGTTGTCTGCATCTCATGGCAACACAGGCTTACGATCCGACTTCCATCTTCAATGTGAAGCTGGCTTAAATCATGAGGAGGGCTTAGGTCCTCCTCTTATGCTGATCAAGGAGTCAGTATGCCGAATGAAACCAAACGTCTGCAGATTGATATCTCTGCTGCGGGTTATGATAAGCTGCAAGCACTTAAGGACAAGATGGATACCGTTTCCATGGGTTCTGTAGTAAACCGTGCGCTGACCATCACAGATCGCTTGTTCACAGCCAAAGCAGCGAACAGCAAAATCCTTATCGTTGATAAAGACGGTAAGACCACCGAACTCGAATTACTGTAGGTGCTGACATGGCCTGGTCTAAACGTCGTGCCAAACGCCGCATCATTCACTTACGTGGCTTTCATTATCGTGTTCAATCACGCAGTATAGCAATCTGGGGACAGTATCACGAATATCACCAACACCGTCTACCGGGATCTGGTGTTGGCTTGATGATGTTACTTGATCCAGAAACTGGCAATCCAATAGGAGCTTATCGTGGCCTTAAGCAAAACAAAATAAAGCGTCGTACTAACGCGTTCCATAATTACCAAACGCTGGTTGCGCGCATTAGCCATAAATGCATGACAATGGGTATTGCTCGCGATGACCTTAAAGCAAAACTCAATAGTCCCGATTCCACGTTCGCTGAAGGCGAGTACATGGCAGCGCGTGAAGCACGCAGTGGTATCGGAAAAGAGATCAAACGCCTGCGCCTTATCCAGGGTCGTCGTCGTATTGTGAATGCCGGGAAGATCAAAGCGTCCATCAGCCAGTATTAATGGAAGGGACTTCGGTCCCTTTATTTTTTGTCTTTAATAAGGATATCCCATGCTACTCGAAACAGTACCGAAAAGTGGTCAGCTAGTTGACGCCATGTATAACGGCTCATCGATTCTCTCTTTCCTTTATATCCGTTCTACTGAACGTTGCTGGGCAGTAGGTCAAATCGAGGCTGCATTGAATCGCTTCCAGGAGATTGGGAATGGTCGCCAAGATGTTTTACTGAAGGTATTCAATAAACGTTTCAGTACGCACCCTACGGTACATGCATTGGTGAATCGTGCGAACGTATGTTTCCTGAGAAGCTTTGGACGGTTGATGGAACATGCGGCTTTCTTTGGCAGAACCCCTTTAATCGAATACAAAGTGGAAGCCGGTGAAACTGGCATCATGCTGTACTTCTGGTTATCCAATGGACTCTACATGCAATTCATTCCAGCACTGTGTTTAGACACGTTTATGGTTCATTGTGAAATGATGGTCAATGAGATTGAGAATGTGATCTTCTTTAATAACTTCGATAAAAATAAGAAAAAGTGAATTGCAGAAAATCTCAGACCTATATGACTGAGGTGATAAAGAGTAGTAAATACTCTTCACCTTATTCTAACTGGGATTAAAACATGACTGTTACTATCTTTGAATATCGTCGCATCATCAAAGACGCTCGTGTTAAGATCGCTGAGCTTGAAGAAGCAATTACGAATATTCGTAAGAAGCAAGCACGAGTTGATGCCAAATACGGTAAATGTAAAAGCTTTGCCGAATCATCAGCTAATATGCGAAAGTCAATACAATTTGACAAAGACATAACTTTAATAAACGCTGAAATAACTGAACTTAATAAACTAATTTATCGCACCGATGTCCTACTAATCGCTGAATGCAATAAGTCGGATAACATGTTACCTATCGGCTGGTAACAGTAACAACTCAACTTAACTCACTGTAAGGATATTTAAGATGGAACTGACTTTCGAACAACAAAACGCCTACCTGGATAACGTAGCATCAATGGATGCGAAAGCAACCGAACTTGAAAACGAAACTACTGAGCTGTATGCCCGTGTGGAAAGCATGGCACGTGAACTCCAGCACATCAAAGACGACAAAGTCTTTGCCATCAAGTTCCGTGCTTATGAAGCCCTGCTGCATGAAGCCGACATTTCAGCTAACGCTGCAACCATCGCTCGTAGCATGGCACGCACTGCAATCGTCAAATTCGTTGACGAAGTAGAAATCACTACCTTCCACTAAGCGATCTGACCATGGGTGTTTACGAGCATCCATGTGCGATACCGTTTAACTAATTAATCACATGTAAGGAATACCGCTATGTCAACTTCTATGATCGTTTGCTTAACTCTGCTGTCTCTGTTCACCGTTGTCGGTGTTATCGCTTTCGCAAAAAGCATCAGCCCACGTCATGCCTATATGTCTGCCTTTGCATATATCAGCGAACAACTGCGTGAAGACGAATACGGGATCAACAACCGTGGCCTGATGATCTGCATTAACAACATGCGTTATGACATTGTCATGGCGTCTAACAAAACCTTCGAACGTGCCAAAGCTAAACACAGCTGGTTGGTAAAAGAAGCCGTTGAACTGGAACTGACTCCACGTCAGCAGCTGATGCTGCTTGATAGCCTGCTGGATATCAAGACTAACCTGAAACAAGCTACCAAAATCACCAAAGTACGTTCAGTGAAAGATATCGTTGAACTCGCTGCGCAGTATGCTAAAGATCAACGTAAGATCGAAGCACCGCTGGCGCTGTTCTACTAATAATGCTGTAGTCTCTTGTGTCTGACCTATTGGTCGGGGCTCACCTGAAAGGGTGGGCTTCTTTTTTTTTGTTCTTTTTTTTTGCTTAAGGGGATAATATGTAGCTTATATTCCAATTGAGGTCATTATGGCAACTCCATTACCTGTCGTTCCTACTATGTCTGTTGTTGGTTTCGTGACCGGTGTGTCGGAAACCATTGACCGCATGTTTGCCTACTGGCTTACCGCTCAGTATTCCCAGACCTATGTGGCAAACGGGAACATCCATTCATTCCAATACCTTATCCAAAAACACGACGGCGAACCTGATGCGCTTTGTACCGCCGTGCAGGATGATCTGAAAGTTTATTTCCGTGGACTGTTCGATAAAGTCAGTGTGGTCTGCACACCGCGTTATGCCACCACGGAGCGTAATGAGAAGTTCTATACCCTTGAGATTGACATCAAAGTCACCAAGGGTGACATCGGTTATGATGTAGCACGCCGTCTGTTAGAAATTGAAGACGGTATCTTTAAACGAATCGCGAGTAGCTTATAATGTCGAATGCTAACCAGATCTATCATCAACGTGCGAGCGCTATCGAAGAGCGCTTAGCCAAAGCGTCTGCTAATGAACGTAACCCTCAAATCCAAGAAGCTGTGTTCACCGCGACTTCTTGCCAATGTTTGTTGGGGCGGTGATTTCATTAACCAAGAAGCTATGGGTTGCTATAGCTCAATCGGTTAACAACGAAGTGGATGTGTTCCGTGGTCAGGAGTATCTGTATACCCTGCCGCCTATGGCGATCCCTATTCGTTCTGAGATCTCCAGTCGCGAATCACAACGCCTGGGTATGCAGGGGAGCTGGGCATCAACCGGTCTGAATGCATCGATCGAGCCAGGCTCCATGGAAAGCGTTAACGAGGTTGCCGTTCACGGACACAAGGTTACCTTAGCAGCAACGCCTGAATCGCACATGAAACGCTGGGAAGCGGTATTTGAGCGTTATGGCATCGACTATAAAGTCGTGCGTGCCGAGATCCATGAGCGTCGTACTGGAGAGAAAGTTAATCCTAACATTGTCGGTAAATCCAATAACACAGCAACTGACAACCGCGGGATTGAGATCGATGAAGATGGCGAGTTCGAACCTCTCTAAAACTAAAACGCCAGGCATCGTGCGGATCATTCAAACTGGCGATATCCATGTCTGCCAAAGTCGTACACCAACCTCTAACATCATTCGTACTCTGAACTACATCTTTTATGAGAAAGAGTCGTTAGCGGAAACAGACCTCGTGATTATCAACGGGGACTTCTGGGATACGTTAGTTACTTTGCCTAATGACGATGCTTTATTAGCGCGTCAATGGATTCGTCAGTTTGTTGCCGCTTGCGCTGAGCATAACGTAACGATCGATGTTCTGGAAGGAACACCGGATCATGACTGGAAACAGTCATCTGAGTTTGTGGCATTTGAAACCACCTGTAATGTGCGTCACATCACCGAACTCTCTATCGTGCGTCATGAGCATTTGGATTTGAATATCCTTTATGTTCCTGATGAATGGAAACCTACGATGGAAGGGATATGGCAGGATGTGTGTCATGTACTCTCAGAAGCTAAACTGGATAGGGTTGATGTGGCTTGTGTCCACGGTGGGTTTGATTTTAACTTCCCGCCTGAATACGGTATCAAGTCACACAGTTCTGAGCGTTACAGTAGTATTGTTAAATATGCCTGTTTCGCTAACCACATCCATACCGCTAAACATCATCTGAAAGTACATGGCCCAGGTTCGCCTGATCGATTGGCGCAAGGCGAGGAAGGGGATAAAGGTTATCATCGTGTAACCATTGATCAGAAAGCTGAGACCATCAACATCCAATGGATCAAGAACCCGCATGCTTGGACGCATAAAACCATTGATGTACAAGGAATGGATCTGGACCAGATTGTGCAGGTGACGCGTGAGACTGCAAAACCACTCAGGGCCGGTAGTTACCTGCGCCTAAAGAATGGCGAGCCCTTAGTAGTCAAAGCAGCGCTGATTACTCTTCGCTTAGAGATCAAACATGTGATCTTGGAGTATAAGAATAAAAAGCAAAACGGGATCATGCAGAACAGCGGTAACCAGAAAGCCAACGGCGCGCGTTATACGGGTGTTCATATCAGTAAAACCAACGCGACCGATGTACTGGTAGGATGGCTTAGAACCAAAGGCCTGACCAATGATGCACAACTTCCTTTACTTGAGCAAACATTGCGTAATGCCATGGCGTCCAAATGAGAGGCTACAATGGCTGACAGAACAATTGGCTTGTTCCCCATGTCTGTGGGGACTTCATTAGCCTTTGAAGCATTGATGTCACGTCCGGTAGATAAGAAAGAGAAACCCATTGAGATATTGATCTTGAATGTCGGGACGATCTTTCGTAATGCTTACCAGGCATATGACACTGACGACCGTGATCGATTAGGCGTGGATAAACTTCACGATGATGTGATTGCGGATATGTCAGCGATCTATGACATTCTAAAAGATGTGGGACGAACCGTAGTGCCGGATTACAAACTGTATTACGGTAAATATGAAAGGTTGAGTTCTGCCTTTCCTATGGCGAAGATCTGGGAACCGACCTCAGACATTGCCAAGAACTACGCACGTCTTGAAAGGAACGTGATTGATAAGGTCACAAAAACCATGCGTGGGTTGGTACAGGTTGTCGATCATACCTTGCCTTCCTGCGTGAAGAATACCTATGTAATCACCCACCATGTGGTTGACTTATTAGTGCCCTCAGGATACGGCGATATTACATTGCTGGAATCTCACACAGGTGCATTAAAGAAGAAAGATCAGTGGAATACCAAACTCACGAATGGTAATACCCTTGATCGTATTCCGTTTAATCGCTTGTCGTTGCAAGTATTCGGGGATAAGTCAGTGAACTTCAAAGCCAACAGTTTTAAGTATAAGACTGCGATGCTGAAGATGGCGCAGGACTTCGAATGGACGCCGCATACGACACGTGACCGTATCAAGCTCAGTATTGACAGTTTGCAGGATCAGCAACTCAAAGCCGACCTCACTAAAATGCTCAGTGTTTAAATCAACATAACTGCCTTTAATTTATAAGGCAGTATAACTAATTCGATCCAAAAGGAGCAACACATGGCTGGTCCGCAGCAACGTAACTTTAAAGCTCGTGAGAAGTCTTACCTGAGCGAGTACTCCCTGAACATTCAAGGCCCGGTTCAGAACGGTGCATCTTTCCCGGCTGAATTCCGTATGGCCTACGCCGCAAACAAAGTAGCGATCCAGGTTGAAACCAAAAACCGTGACAACAAGAACAACGGTCGTTTTGAAGTGGTTGTTCCTTATCTGGGCGCTATCGGTATTCTGCAGACTATCGACCGCCTGCTGCAAGACAAGTCACGTGCTAAACTGCAGTACAAAGTCAAAGACTTCGTGTACTTCGGTAAAGGCAACAAATCCGATCGCCCAATGGATAAAGCAGTACTGACCGTTGGCCGTGATAACGAAGGTTGCATTTATATCGGTATGTCCGGTAAAGACATTACACCGATTAAATTCATCTTCTCTCTGCCGGCGCACGATGAACTGTGCGATGATCAGGGTAATCGTCTTAACGATGCAGAGCATTCTGAATTCGCAGCGAAATGCTTCGTTGTGGGTTACCAGGGTCTGCTGCCAGTTGTAATGGGTCTGCACTATACTCCGCCTGAACCAAAAGACGGTGGTAATGGTGGCGGCAATAACAATGGTGGCGGTAACTGGAATGGCGGTGGTAACAACAACCGCGGAAATGGTGGCGGGGGGAAACAACTACCAAAACCAAAACAACAATCAGGGCGGCGGGAACGGCTCTGGTTCTGGTAACTCTGGCGGTGACTTCGCCGACGACTTGCCGTTCTGAGTTAGTTAGCTGTTGTAACGAGGAGGGCTTCGGCCCTCCTTTATGTCGAGAGGTGTGAATGTTTGCAGAACCTACCCACGTTGGGTATGCGTTAGTAACGCGTCCAAGGCATGATGAGAAAGTCGTATTAACACCGTGCGAGACATTAATAGATGCGGTGCGTAAACAAGATCAGCACGATCTGATTGCGTCATTGGTGATGAGTGATACCCCTAGCAATGCGGTGGATATCCATTTGCATTTCATTGGCAGTTCATTCAAACCTGATACACAAAACCAGATCATGTTGCTGGCTTCATTTGAATACCAGAGAGGTGCGTGGGAAACCCGTCATGTCACTGGTGCTATGATAGATACTTTCGATGGCAACGCATTGATATTCATCGAAAGCTTACTATCGTTTTTTGACTTACACAGAAACCATTTAGGTAGTGCAATTGCTCCGTGACCAACATGATCCACCGATGCCATCAGGATTCCCATCGAAACATCTTCATCGAAGAATCTTTGAGAATCTTGAATGGCAACATTTTTGGTGTTATGAACACGATCAGTGGTTTGTTGAACTGGATGGATTCTTTCCATTCTTTCGTACCTACAGCAAATGTCCGTGTTGCTTAGAGAACGATAAACCCATTGTCCGTGAGAAACCAAAATTAACCCTCGTAAAATAATGCTGGAGTGGCTAACACCGCTCCAGCCCTTATGCCGCCTGTAATTCCTAACATTTTTATTCTATCTATTAGGGAACAAATTCTAAAATATTTTCAAACCTACATTATCCAATTGTAGTAGCAAGATGTAATTAACCTGAGTGTATAAAGGAAGGAAGGTTCACATGCATTTCGCATACACGGTGAAGACGACCACTGAAAAGGTCTGGTTAAACACAATCAATGTAGTCAGTCGTCATGGCGAAGAAATTGTGTTTAACGAAGGCAACTTCTTTAAGTCTGATGAGAAAGATCATAAAGGGACTTTCGATGAGCTGAACGCATATCTGGCGCGTTGCTTAAGTAATGAGCAGCGTGATCGCATGTTCGAACTTTACAAACAAATTGATCATATCCTGAAAACAGAGATCTCTTCGACGCAGATTCTGCTGCCGAAGTTACAACCTCTGGTAAAGAACATTTACGATCTGGTAAGTATCTCAGATCTGAATGTCTTCATGTATGAGAATGGACTGACACATATCCCAAACAGTGTGTTAGATACCATCCCTTCTTCTAAAGAGTACCCTGCGGCAACCACGTATGTGAAAGCAGATTACGTGAGACTGGTGAACCTGTCTGTGTTACTGCACTTGATGGCACCGGTTATTGCTGACTATGTTAACAAGGTCAGTGAACTCACTGGTAAGCAGTTTAAAGAACATGCTGCGTTACCGTTGCTTGAGCACACCAACATCATGTACTGTGATGAGATGGAGAAACTGCGTAACTTCGTGACAGCAAACTGTACGAAGAAACCGGTGCCTCTGTCAGCCACGCTTGAAGGCATGTCTGAAGAGACATTTCCTAACTGGATGCTGGCTTCGGTGATTGCGCGTAAGCTGTGTATTAACCATGTACGTCGTGGTGATGAGAACGGACATCTGGTTGCAGCCGTGTTCGCTTACATCAACTACAACATCAAACTGGATGGGAAGTTTTGGTGGCGGTGTCATGCCGAAGAAAGAACGTCGCATGATGGGTGAAGATGAACGTGAGAAAGCGGTCATCGATAACTGGAAGATGAAAGAGGATGTGGACAAGATCGATATCCTGGCATGTGCAGTGGGTTACGATGATCCATTAGCAGCAGCCCTGGTTATCGAACCGACTATCGATCCAAACCTGGTCTTGCGTTGTCTGTCGTCTATTCCGAATGCCTGGGACTTTAACATGACTCAGCATCAGAGCATGTTGATTCAATGGGTAACTGGCGAGATCCTGCCACACATTGGTGATACGTATACGCCGCCGCTTGCGACGGACTATTACGATTACGATGTGTGTGTAAAGCTGGTCGGTATTACGCAGGCGATTCTCTGGCATCGTGGTTTCCCTAAGCTTGCCGTATTTGCAGCGACCTATCCATCTGAGATCGAAGAGTCTGGTATGCCTAATGCTATCATGCCGCTTGAACTCAAAGTGATGGCTGAACTCGAGTCATTGTATCAGAACATCCGTTTAGGCAAACGTCAGGACTCCAGCGACGGTTTGGTGCATAAGACCATCCATGAATTTGTGAAGTCATTACTTGAGAATGACTATCAGGTTGTGGGTCCGGATGAACTCTTAGGTGAGTCCGGTGTGGTCGATGCTGACTCCCGAATCGTTATCCCTGAAAGCCTATATTACGATATTGCTAGCTATATCCGTTTCGTAGCTACTCGTTAATTAATTTACACCGTTAGGAGTCACCCAAGATGTTACCAAATTTCACCAACAATGGCGCAGCGTTCGGTGGGTATGTAGAAAAGGCCGTGATTTGTCGTACTCCTGGTTATCAGGTCATGCAGCGTCGTCCGTATGGCATGAACGTTAGTGGCAACACTTCGCAGATCATTGGCCAGATGAGTAATGGCATCGATTACTCCAAGGAACGTTTGGCTCCGATTGCATCATCTATTATCCTGCCGGCAACTGCCGCAGAATCCGCAGCGATGATTCCGAATGCCTGGACGGATGAGCGTTGCATGTTTATCTTAAAGATCGTGCATGCCACTTCCAGCAGCGGTATGAAGACGGTTCAGTATCTGACTGGTTACACCGATCGTCAGGGTATGCAGCCATCCTTCAATGATATCAATATCGATCCTGACATGCAGTTGTATTTCAACATGAGCATGACCTACAACGAATCCACTATCCTGAACGGGTATGGTCAGAAAGTCACGCAGATTGTTCCAATCAATGCATCTCAGCTGGTCATGGGTAACTCTGGCGGCGTATACGGTATGAATGACCGTACCATGCGACCTGAGGATGTGTTCTCAACTATCAACTCAAGCATCCTGGTACAGCAGGCTAGTCAGTATGATAATGGTACCGGGCAGATGAGCAACTCGCAGCAGATGTACGATGGTCGTGTATCATTCCAGCCAGGTCAGCCGTATAAGCTGTCTAACATGGCTAACCTGATTCCGTCTAACTATCTGAGCCGTGTTCTGGAAAGCTCGGCTACCGAAGCAATGATCTATGCAGATGCAGCCGGTGGCCGTCCTAACCCAGCAGACACCAGTTCCAGTATTGCCTCTCAGCTGAACGATGGTTATCTCAACAACGACCTGACTTTAGACATGATCATGAATCGTTCTGGTCTGCAAGAGAACCGCTGGATCTCCTGGCGTGATCTGTGCAATCTGTTACCGAATATCCTGCAGCCCGGTGTTCTGCATAAAGCAGGTACCGAGGGTATTCAAACAGGTCAGGTACAGGGTGCGGTTGGTGGTGCCGGTTCTGAGCACATGATGAGTGGTAACTACGAAACGGTTATCGCAAACATGCTCAACAACGTATTCAATGCGTTGATGATGGATATGCTGATGGGCGATATCCAGATGAACGGTAACAACATGACCGCAACCAGCCACACCATGGGGATGGTCAGTGGTAACTTCGATCTGAAGGTACCGTGGGCGACATCGTTTGTTGATGGTCGTGATGCACAGCAAATGTCTGAGTCATTCAAGATTCGTCTGGTTCGTGAATTCTTGTCAGGCTTCACTGGGCACAACCATGTACCTATCGTCTTTAACGTATCAGCCAGTCTCATGGCCGAGAACGTTATCGATATCTCGTATAACAACGGTCCGTTGATTCGTTACGTGTTCCCATGTTTCGCATCTTCGTCATTCACCCCGATCTTAACTGGCAACACCAACCAGTTGAATGAAATTGCACGCCATACCAAAACACTGGTTGGTCAGTTAACTAACATTATTTAATGGAAGAGAAGAACATGTCTGACGTATTGAGCTATTACAACGGTTTCCTGGATTCCACCAATAACCCACGTGATGAAAATGGCGTGGTGTTGTTTGAAAGCAACACGGGTGATCTGAAGCCGGTCATGATCGATGGGAAGAAACTTATTCTTCCTACTCGTGAATTCCAGAACAAACCAGACTGGAGCCAGTTCGTAGCATTCCATCCGTTATCTGAATCGATTGCCCGTGGTGAATCTGAAGTACTGGTGAAAGCACGTACTCTGATCAGCCTGCGTCTGTTCTTCAAATACATCGAGCTGTCTGAAACACTGTTGATGCTGGCGGTAAATTCTGATGCGCAGGGTAAACTGACGCCAACCCAGATGAAGTTCCTGGAAGGTCTGGGTGATGCTGATGAGAAGACGGTTGAGAACTTCTCTAAGATCGTGGCGAAAGCAAAAGCGGTATTCGATGGCGGTGAGAACCGTTGTCTGATCTCCCTGTTCCTGAAACGTGGTGGTTCACAGAACGGTACTAAATACGCACGTCTGTGTGTGGCAAGCTTCCCGTATTACGAAGCACTGCTGAAGATTGAAGATGAGCCAGCTGACAAGCGTCAGGTGTTTGGTGTATCTCTGCGCGCTAAAGACATCAAAGTGTTGAAGCGTCTGCATGAAACCATTCTGCCAGGTAGCGATGATGGCGTGTATTCAATCGGTACTAACTCACAGACTGCGCCGTACTGGGGTGCGTTGATGATGACGTACACCAACATCCTGAATCAGTTCAACAGCGTGATCAAGCCATTCTCCAAAGTGGTGAAGTCATTGAAAGTTGTGAACACTGATTGGGACGTGGGTGATGAACTGCAACAGTTCCGTGCTCAGATCCCACCAATGCCGTATAATGAAGGTGCAGATGCAACCGCAGCACCTGAAACACCGGCAACCACTCCGGTAGCACAAACACAGCAGCAAGCTGTTCCACAGCCGCAGCCGCAAGCACTGACACAACAACCTGTGCAAGTGCAGCAGCAACCGGCATACAACCCACCGGCTCCAGTACACCCAACGCCTGCGCCAGTCAATCATTCTAAGGCTAGCACATCCGCGGGTATCAGCTTCGGTGATGCCATCAGTAAATCACCTGTTGCCATGGCAGTGCCTCAGATGTATCCGCAGATGCAGATGATGCAGCCGCAAATGCAAATGTATCCTCAGATGCAAATGCCAATGCAGTTGCCAATGCCGCCGGTGGCGGGTCAACAAATGTATCCGCAGCAAATGATGCTCCCACACGGGCATCTGCCAATGCCAGCGGTACAGGGTCAGCCACAACAGCAGCAACCGCAGCAGATGTATCAACAACCGTATCCTCAGCAACAGCAGATGATGCAACCCATGATGTATCCTCAGCAAATGCCAGGGATGCAGCAAATGTACCCACAGCAACAAATGATGCAACCACAGATGATGATGCCGCAGGGAATGTTCCAGTTCCAGCGCTAAGTTAATCTGACCGGCATAACGGGAGGGACTTCGGTCCCTCCCATGCATCGATCATTTTTTATTTAGATTAAACAGATCCCTGATACTTACCAGCATCTCGTCGTTTTCGTCGATCATTAAGATCTCAGTGGTGATCATGTCCCATTTAAAAGGATTCATGATGTCATTGAGACGCATAATTAACCAATGCATGTGGTATGGAACTTTAGCATTCAATAACACCATGCGAAAGTCACCGCGTTCTTCGTGCTGCGCAAGCGGTGTAGGGGCGTATACTTGGTTGCTCGTGCCTTAAGTAACTGAAGATGATGTACCAGTACTCCACGAAAGCTAGGATCCTGATAGATGGCGATAGTGGGGTGTTTGATCTCATTGGATACTTGCATGACGTAAATACCTATACTTGTTTAAGCCTATATTATCATTGTGCAGTTAGATTGATAAAAGGAACAGCAATGAGTCACATTACCGAAGCAAGTGAATTATCACCGGATATCTTAGGTGGTATTCTCTGTCTGAACCCAACCGTACATGGCGATAGCAGCCCACGATCTGCTATGTTCGGTGGTCATGCAGGACAAGCTGTCACAATTGAAGGCAGCACTACTCGTATGCTGAAGACGGGCATGGAATATGTGTATGCTCGTCCAACGTTTAAAATCGAAGCACCGTGTCAGATGTTGGTCATTGGGGTGATCAACCGTTTTACAACCAATCAGGTTGGTGCAGGTGGGATCAAAGATAACCCAGAGCGTTATGTGATCTATCAGAACGTAGAACGTACTGATGTTCCGACCTTTGGTGTTCTGTGTATTCCGTCTTATCATACACGAAACCATGCGTTAGGTTTCAAGTACGTACCGAACGTACGTAACCTGTCGCGTCTTTATAACACGCACAACACACCGGAGTACTTCAACAAAGGTGATGTGTTCTGTCAGTCCCCGAATATCACAGAAGGCGGGGATTATAAGTACGGCCGTGAAACTAACGTAGCGTTCATGTCATTACCGGAAGTCGAACAGGACGGTATGGTGGTGACAGAGTCCTTTGCGAAAGCCATGGCCTGTACCAAGATTGAGAGCCGTATTGTGCAGTGGGGTGATGACTTCATCTTACTGAACCTCTACGGTGATGATACGACGTACAAAGCTTATCCAGATATCGGTGAAAAGATCCGTGATGATGGCATGCTTTATGCAATCCGTCGTATCATTCCCGGTACCGGTATTGTCAATCTGACACCGAAGGCGTTGCGTACCTTTGATCCAGAGTTCGATCGTCCTGTTTATGCAGAAGCAGGTGCGACTGTTATTAACGTAGCAGTGAACTCTGACCGTATGCGTACAGGTCGTTCTGAAGTACAGTTCTACGATAAGCAGACTGAACGTTATGAACGTGCAGCGCGTGAGTTCTCCAAACAACTGCGTACGATCTACGATGGTCTCTATCGTCAATATGGCGCGGCAATGATTCTGGAGCCTGAACTCAATCGCATGATTACCGATGCGATCTCTGATACAGGCGGTCTTGATCGTAAGATCAACAACCAGGGTCAGATCATGGCGGTGGACAAAGGTACACAGGTTTACAACAAAGTACCGATTGGTGATTGGCGTGTGAAGATCACCTTCGTGAAACGTATTGAAGCCGGTGTGCGTTTTAAGATCACCGATACTCATGGCGGTAAGGGTGTTATCGTTAACGTTATTAAAGACGAAGATGCACCGACGGATGACTTTGGTAATCGTGCGGATGTCATCATGGATGACGTATCCATCACCAAACGTATGAACTTAGGCAAACCGGTTGAGCAGTATATCAACGGTGCGTCTGTTTATGCGACCAAAGTGACGCGTGAGTTCGTAGCACGGGGTGATATGGCCGGTGCATGGAATCACCTGATGTCTTATTATCAGGCTGCAGCGATCGAGCAGTATGAGATCATGCAAAGTGGGATCTATAGCGATGCGCCAGCGCGTGACCTACATGTGAGTCATGTGTGTAAGCATGGTGTGCAGCTCTTTGCACCGACTAACCGCCGGTACTATGGTGCTGAGCAGTGTCGTCGTATCATGAAGGAACATGACTTCCCAATCAGTCCGGTTACGTATCGTGCACCAAATGGACAAATGGTCCGTACACGTGACCCGGTGATGATTGCGCCGATCTACATCATCTTGCTGGAGAAAATGGGCGAGTACTGGGCGTCTTGTGCGATTCCAAAACTGACTCACTTCGGTACGTTGTCTTCTCTGACTCAAGCAGACAAATACGCACTGCCATGGCGTAACACACCGACACGATTCGGTGAGTCTGAACTGCGACTGTTCTTAGCAGCATGTCGTGGGCATTATGCGAACCGTCTACAGAGCATGGCGAACACGCCGGCGATGCAGAAGGAAGCCGCACTGATGTTCTTGCGTCATCCAACACCGATGAATATCCAAAACGTCATCGATGAGAAGAAGACACCGCTTGGACGTGCTCGTCCACTGCAGATGTATAAACATAACCAAAGCTGTCGTGGGATTGAATTCGAAACCACAGCGTTGGCAAGTTAAGGGGGAGTGATGCAAAAGTTTCATTGGCGTGAGTTGCTGGCGATGTCTGAGGAAGAGATCTGGCAGCTCGATGCGATGGTTAATAACCCGGTGATTCAGGTGGTCACGGAAGACACCACCATTACCATCCCCGTGCGGCAAGTGATTACCAGTTGGTATTGCTGGCCGTTCCAGAAGCTGTATAAAGAGATGACCCTGCATAAGCGTCATTTCATTACAGCCTTCCGTTTGTCTAACAAATCTATCCTGGGTGTCATGACCCAGGGTTACCGTGATTTCGATGCATTAATGAACGGTACGGTGTATGACGTGGTCGCGCTGAACAGCCTGATTGCTAAGACCGTTAACCGTATCAACAATGCGTTCGTGGTGAGAATCCCGCAGTATGTCACGACCTCATCGATCAAGCAGTATATTGAGATCGTGGATGATCCGGAATTCAAAGCGATTCGTGACGCCATGGAACCGAATCAGAACTCCATCCGTGAAGGCTATGATCAATCCTTCTCGATGCTGATGCGTCCTGATAAGTTCGTTGGTAACCAGGTAGCGGAGTATGTTAAGCAAGGTTCTGCCTCTGCTGGACAGGCGCTGCAATGTCTGGTTGCTCGTGGTTATCTGACCGACCATAACTCCCGTATCTTTGTACGTCCGGTTATGGGTAACTATGTCGAAGGTCTGGGTAAGTTCTACGAATCGTTTGTCGAATCACGTTCGGCAACCAAAGCATCGCTGTTTACCAAGAAACCGCTTGAGGACTCCGAGTGGTTTAACCGTAAGATGCAGCTGGTTGCACAGGCTATCCAGAAGATCCATCTGGGTCAGGATTGTGGATCGAATCAGACAGTACCGATCGTCATGCGTCGTGGTTGGGCTTCCGGTATGGCCGGTAAGTATTATCGCGATGAAGACGGTTCGTTCAAAATGATCCATGAAGATGACAAGCATCTGGAGAATCGCCTGTTACATGTGCGCTCTCCGATGTATTGTAATCATCCTGACCGTACCGGGATTTGTGAACGTTGTTATGGTAAGCTCGCGGTCAGTATCCCGTACTTTAACGTGCTGGGTAAGATCGGGGATAATGAAGTGATCGCAGGTCACGTGTCTGCAACAGAAATCGGTGAGGATCTCTCGCAGAAGATGTTGTCGACCAAACACCTCGATACCTCCTCGACGGTTGATCCTTTCGTTGTGCGCCGCTCAGATATGTTATACGTGAAGCCAGGCCAGCGTGAAAACGCCATCCGTCTGAATCCACGTTTACGTAATGAAAAGGTAGTCATGAAGGTAAGTTTCGACAAAACTACCGCATTATCTGATATCGCAGTTGCCGAAAACTTAGATGAAGTTGCAACGCGTGTTTCCGGGTTCAATGAAATCGTGCTGGAGTTTGAACGTGAAGATGGGGGTAAAGAAGCCATCCCTATTAACACAACGCAGGGTTCTCGTCAGGGTCAGTTTACTGTCGACTTCCTGCGGTATCTGCAGCGCGTAAGCTGGACGAGTGCTGATAAAGATTATATCGCTATCAAGCTGGATCAGTTTGACTATGATTGTGATGTCGTGGAACTGCCTTTAGTGCATGAAGACATGATGGCCTATCAGAAGCAGATTGAATCCTACATTCGTTTTAGCAAGGAGTCAGCGAACTGGAAGAACAAGTTTGTCACGCCTGATGAGGTCGGTGTGGTATTGGATGAGTTCTATTCACTGTTGCGTCAGCGTTTAGGAGTGAACATTGTTCATGCCGAGATGATGTTGTATGCGGTGATGACCATGAATCCAGCGCAGGGCGATTATCGTCTGCCACGTGCCTATGAAGCACGACAGTTCAGTTCTTATCACGAATGTATCGAGTATCGTTCTCTCTCTGTACAGCTCGTGTATCAGGAGCAGGCTGCTGTCATGCTGAAACCGTCCACCTTCTTGAATGACAAACGACAACCACACCCGATGGATGAGATCTTCAAATAAGTAAGAGGTTGCGATGCGCAATACGGCGACAATCACACTGAATAGTCATGCCTTTACGGTCAGTGATTATAACAGTGAGTTCTATGATAAGTTGAGATTGTATTGCGCTCGTTTTACCAAATACAAAATGGTTCCGACGATGATTCATGGTCGTAAGGTCATGAAGAAAGAACCGGATGTACAATTTGGGAGCGCACTCAAGAATCGACGTGAAGTTCGTCTTCACATGAACTGCTACCAAGAGTTCAGACGTTTCATGGAACAATGGGGTTATAACACCTCACGCTTCAAAGAAGTGAAGTCAGATACACCCCAGGGCAAGGATGCTCATTTTGAATTTAAAATGGAAGGGATTGGTCCGCGTGATCATCAGGTAGAATGGCTGGAGTACCAACTCGATCGTAACCAAGGCGAGATCACAACAAAGGTGAATACCCTGCAAACAGGTAAGGGTAAGAGCTTCTGTGGGATTTACAACATGGTGAAACTTGGGAAGGTGACGGTTATCGTACTGATGCCGAAGTATATCCATGGTTGGCTGATTGCTCTGCATGACTTTGTCAAGCTGAGTGACGAGGATGTCATGGTGGTTCAAGGATCACCAGAACTCAATGGATGTATGAAACTTGCCAGTGAAGGGAAACTCACCGCACGGATCATTATTGTATCGCTGCCCACGATTCAGTATTTCATGAAAGAGTACGAGACCAACGATGGTGTCATGACGCACTATGACTTTGTCCCGGATGATTTCTGGAAGCTGGTTCAACCTGGGTTCATGATTGTCGATGAGGGACATGAATCCATCCATGCTCTCTTTAAATTTGATATGTACACCAACGTCAGAAATAAACTGGTGTTGTCGGCCACACTTGAGGCAGACGATCCATTTATCAATGACATGTACTTTGTCATCTACCCGAACAAAATACGGTTCAAGGGAGGTGAATACGATAAGTACATTGAAGCGGTCGCACTCATGTACGGATTGGTCAACGGCAAGAAGGTGAAATGCAAAGGCTTCGGCGGCGCATATAACCATGTCAAGTTTGAACAGTCCATCATGAAAGACAAGAACTTGCTGATGAGTTACCTGGGGTTAATCGAAAGAACCTTTAACTTCTTCTTTAAACAGAAGAAGGAACCTAATCAGCGATGCCTCATCTATTGTGCAACGGTTGAGATGTGCCTTTACGTAGCGGACCATCTGGACAGGAAGAACCCTGACTTGATTGTACGCAAGTACACCCAGGAAGATCCGAAATCAACGCTGTATGAATCGGACGTCAGTGTTTCGACATTGAAATCTGCAGGAACCGGTGTGGATATCCCAGGGCTACGCACCTGTATCATGACGATTGCCATTGGTTCTCGTCAGGCAAGTGACCAGGCCTTAGGTCGTCTGCGTCGATTGAAAGATTATCCTGATACTACACCAACCTTTGTGTACTTCTGTTGCACTGGTATTGAACAACATGTTTCTTATCATCGTAAGAAGCTGGAGCTCTTCCCAGTTAAGACATTGAGTCTCAAAGAGATGAACAGCAACTTCTCGTTGTAATCTCGTAAGGGGCCGGAGGGTAAAACCTCTGGCCTTTTATGCGGGTTTTTTCCTTTTCTTTTTGTTAAGGTATTTACAGCTTATGACTACAGGACCAAGAGTTGTTATTGTCGGTGCG